ATTTTTTTTTTTTTTTTTTTGTTTTTTTATTTTTATTACAAAATGGATTATTTTTTTTATCTAATGTTAATAATTCATCTTCAGTATGAAGCCAAGTATCTATAAAATCTAAATTCTTATTTTTTATTTTTTTAAAATATATCTTTCCAGCTTTATCGAATCGTTTGGTTTTCGCTTTTTTTAAAAATTTTTCAGCTTTATCGGGATACATATCAATATAGGCATTCGAAAAAATCTGATGTTGATTAAAATCACTTAATAAACAGAAACCTCTAATTAAAATTGCAATAATATTTTTTGGATATTTGATTGCATATAAAATTGCTAAACTTGCACCCCAGCTTCCACCAAAGAGCATAATCTTTTTAAAACCACAAAATATTCGTATTTTTTCAATATCCTGAATTAAAAATTTGGTTTCATTATTTTTTAATTCTAAAAAAGGTTTTGAATTTCCACAACCTCTTTGATCAAAAACAATTATATTATAATGACGTTTATTAAAAAATCTATATGCAATTTGGTCTCCACCACCACCTGGACCTCCATGCAATAAAATAACAGGAATACCATTAGGATTTCCATATTTTTTAATATTTAATCTATGAATTGAATCAACTTTTAAATATAAATTACTGTATGGTTTAGATTTAGAGTATAAATATTTTTCCATTTATTATAATGAACAAATATTTTTTAAATTATAGATTTTTTTTTTTTGGTTTTCTTTTTCCATAATTTTATGTATTTATAAACCAAAAAAAAAAAATAAAAAAAATGTTTTTAAATTTATTGCCAATTGGTATTACTTATGTAGCATTTAATGTAAATATATCAAATAGTTATAACGTTGATTTACTAATAAGAATCATTTCAATTATATCGTTTTTATTAACTTATATTTTGATTCGATTTAAAAAAATTTTATTTGTGGCAGGAGGAATAGCATTACCAATTGGCGCTAGATTAATAGTTGATTATTTAACAAGAAATTCGGTATATGAAGAAGGAAGAGTCTTTGGTCTTGCAGATGGATTTACTAATTATAATTTTAATAATGGTGTGCCATTTATAGATGAAAATAAAACTGATGGATTGATTGTCCCTGATTTGCGAAGGGATTTAGGTATTTTATTGAGCGATCTTCTAAATCCAAGCGAAAGTCAGATAACACGATTTGTAAGTACTTTTCGTGATGGACGAAAATTTATCGGCGAAGAGGATGTAACATTTGATATATTTCGAATTTTTGATAATGATAAAGTAATTGATTTGACTATAGATGAAATACATGAATCTCTGTATAATTCCTGGATAGAATGGAAATGTGCAAAAACTAATTGTAATCCACTTTGTAATCCATTATCACTGACTGAATTTATTAGTAATGAAAATATAGGGTATATGTTTCAAGAAGGATTTTTTGCAACATTAATTCACAAATCGGATGATAATATATTTATATTTGATGTGAATAAGCAAAAAAATATTAATAGAGATATTTCTGATTTCTTGAAAAAAAAATTTGGTAATTATTTTACCAGAACGAAATTCAATGCGAATTTTCCACCCTATGTTATTTGGGACAAAAATGTAACAGCAACATTTCAATTTAATAATAATGAACTAATCTTAGTAAATATACAAAATAATTCTACTAATAATTATTCAGAAAAAGAATTAAAATTACTTATCATAACAATGGCTTTTTCCTTTCTAGCAATAAATCATACATTATGGCATCTACTCATATCATCTAATTGCACATTAGGAACTGTATTGAGTGAAAGTAAAGTAGAAGATTTTTATTTGTATTTATCTGAAAATGTTTATTTAGCTCAAGCTGAACTTTTTTTGGAAATTATAAATTCAGCAACTTCCAATAATTGGAGTGGTATTGCATTAGGGGGGGATGTAAAAAATGCAATATTAGACAATATGGATGCTAAAAATTTAAATGAAATTCTTAAAAAATATATCCAGATCAAACCAGAAGATTTGGTCGAAAGTTTTAATTTCGACACAAAATCAGGAACAATTATGAAATCTCATATTAATATTTTTTTAGATTTTAGAAATAAATTAGATGAATATATCAGTGAAAATGAAAATTTATTGTTACAAAATAAAATAAAAGATGAATATAATTTAATTACAAATATTAAAGTTTCAGATCATATTGTTAGTTCATTAATTATCGGTAATTTATTTCATAATTATACAATTTCGATAGGTATAAGTATGTTTATATCGGGAATACAACAAAAATTGGGAAATATTGAAACAAATGTCATCATAGGAACACTAAATATTCTTCAAGATGATAATCCTTTTGGTAATTCTATTTTTATTGATTTAATTAAAGATCCAATCTTAAAAAAAGAAGCAGAAATTTTTATGAATGAAATAAATAAATTAAGATCTACGATTAGTAATGATATACTTAATGAGATTCAAAGTAATGAAAAAAAAAAATATAAAAGAATATTTTTAAATTTCGGTGAACAAAATTTTGTACCTGATTCGTGTAACAAGGAATCTTTTTTAGCATCACCTACAACTTTTATTTAAATGTAAGAAAAATAATAATTTATTAATAATTAATTATAAAAATGATAGCGATCTTGATTTTATTATTATTCAGAATTTTTAACCTAAGAAAAAATAGACAAAATATATTTTCAATTAATAATATTCAAGAATTGATTACTTTACCCAAACCTCCGGATCCTATGAATAGCGTTTCGGAGCGTTCCGATTTGCCTTTGGCAAAGTAGGAACACTCAGATAGGGCATAAGCCCTATCAAATATGGATTTGTTCGTTTATGCTATGTTGGTACAGATTTGTTATCAAGATCCAAATACAAAACCTGGCAATTTTCAGTTAAACTATAATAAACCAAATACAAAAAATTCCTTCTTTTTTGGCAATACAGAAATTTTGAATATAACAGCCAAGAGATTATTCGATCCGTTAGGCTATATTATAACTCAGGATTTAAAATTTTTGGATACTAAAAATGAAAATTATCGAGTTTTTATTGGTAAATTAAAAAAAAAAGATGACGAAAAAGAATCCTTTATTATTTCGATAAGAGGGACTTCAACTTTTAGAAATATTATAACTGATTTAGAAGATTTGGTTATGAAATCTGGTCCAGATTCATTAGAAGATAGTAAAGTCGTTGCAAGTTTTTACAATACGTATGAATCGAATCTAAAAAAATATATATTTGATGCAATTAGTGATAATATAGATCATATAGATAATATTTTAGTATTAGGACATAGTCTTGGAGGACCATATGCCGCTTTTACTAGTTATGATATTTTACAAACATATTCTACAATTCCAACATCTCTATATACATATAATAGTCCACGATTTTGTAATAAAATCCTATCTGATACATTAAATGAAAAATTAGAATTTAATATTAGAAATGTTAACAATATTGAAGCAGTTAGTACATTACCACCTAGGAATTGGATAGGAGAACCATATCATACGGGAATGAAATATTTGAATAATATTAATTTCATTAATAAAATGAATAATGAAATAGAAGTAAATATAATTGGAATCACTAAAGAATCTTATGAAGATAATGATAAAAATAATTTAGCCAATTTATTAATAAATTATGGTATTACGAAATTAGATTTATCTCATTTATTTTATGTATTTGGTGCTGGAAAAGATATAAAAAATACAACAATTAATGATAATCCTTATCTAAAGATTTCAGAATAATTTTACTATAAGTTAAAAATCAAATAAATATTTTTTTTTAATAATACAAAACATGAAAAATTTAAAAAAAGATATTTTAGATGCATGCGAAAGTCATGATATTTCTTATTTAGATGAAATACTAAAAATATATGAATTTACTCATAGCAATGATAATTATATTGAAAACCTTTTGATATATTCTATTCGAAGTTTAAATAAAAATAATAAAAAAAAAAATGATAAAGAATATTTTATTAGAAAATTAATAAATCTTAATGCAGATATAAATTGTGATTCTATTTGGGGATTTACACCTCTAATGTATGCATGTAAAAATAATGAAAAAAATATAGTAAAATTATTGATTGATTCAAATGCGGATGTGAATTGTCAGAATGATTGTGGAACAACAGCGGGAATGATATGTTCATTAAAAGGGAACGATGAATGTTTGAAATTAATATTAGATTCAAATGCAAATTTAGATTTAAAAAACAATAAGGCTGAAACAATATTATATAATTGTATAAAATATAACTATGATTATTTACATTATTCGAATGATGTAGATGAAAATTGTAAAATTAAATGTTTAAAATATATATTAAATAGTTATAAATTGGAAACTATCAAAATTTCAGAATTTTTATATTGTATCGATTATTGTGATTTTATGAATATTAATTCAGAATCTCAATTGTATAAAACATTTGTATTGTTATTAAAAGAAAAATTAGAAATGAAAACCAGATTTGACGAAATGATAAAAAAAATTAAACAAGTGAACAGAAATACAATTTGGAAAAAAAAAATAAATCGTTGGAGAGAAATATTTTATTTGCCCGGAGGTAAATTTGAAAAAATTGGTAAAGAAAGAATGAAAATCTTATCCAATCGTTAAATGATGGGAGACAAACCGCATTGATTTGAAATAATTGATTTATTTTTAAATTTACAAAGTAAATTAATTATTTTTCTTAAAGATTAGATTATATTATAAAACATGAAAAATTCTAAAGCAATAACGAAGGAAAAAATAAAAAGATATGATGTATCTTCCCGTTTAATCGAAAATAAAATAAAGGATATTTTTACTATTAAAATTGGATTCAACACTTTTATAAAAGAAAAATTGTTACATAAAGCAATTATAAAGGCTGTTCGTAATGCTACATAAATACAATTCTTGGCTTCTCGCTTAGCAAATACCTATTTATTGTATTTATTAGAAAACAATTTAACGATACCTAAATTAGAACAATCTTTTTTTTATCATCTTCATACGTTGACTAGTTATTTAAAAAAGACACAAAAAGTACCTAAAAATAACTAGGCAGAATGGGGGTGGTCTTTATAATCATGCATATTCTACAGACCGCTTCTATCTTATTAATAATCAATAAGAATAAAGATATATAATATTATAACCATACCTAAAGTTTAGATCCTTACTTTTTTTTAATTACAAATAGTATTTGAAATCTATACAATCATCTGGTTCTCATAAAGAAATAT